CCCCGCTTTAGCGTTAGCGAGTTCCGCCGCGTTATTAGCGGCAAGTGTCGCGTTATTCGCCAGCCCCGCATTAGCGTTAGCGAGTTCCGCCGCGTTATTAGCGGCAAGTGTCGCGTTATTCGCAAGCCCCGTGGCGGTGTTGGCTGATTCGGTCGCCGCAATGGTTTCTCCGATGAAATGGTCAACTTCGCCAAGTTTCGCCGCAGCATCAGCTATCCAATCCGCAACAGGCTCAGGCGCTTCCCCCATTGCGTCATGGCCCGCGCCGACAAAATACCAGCAGGAGCCGGTATTCTTTTCCTTGCCGCCGATCGTACAGTGGATAACCAAACTCCCTTGACCGTCGATGGATGTCACGGTGTTAGGCACCAACCAAGTGAGCACGCCATCTGCGTGAGTCACACCAGTGGCCGGCCAGTTGCCCGTTTCGTTTGGGCGCTGCACCGTGATATGGTATACGCAACCGGGATAAAGAGCGTCCCATTCCGACACGTCAATTTGGATAATCCCAGTATCGTTTTCCTTTTTATGGCCAAGATTGATGGATGATGGCATTTCGGTTATTTTAATCACAGCCATGTAATCACCTCTCGTAATTGGTTCATTGCAGCAGCGTTAGGCTTTTCGGTTATGGTTGTCCACGTAAAAGCGGGCACTCTATTTGTGGATGATAATTCGTCCCATGCGTTGATAAGTGCCACAACGTCGTTAATGGCGCCTCTCAACTCCGTGATGTGTGCTTTCCAGTTACGGGTTTTAGTTACTCCCGCCGTTATGGTTTCGGCCCACGATACCGCGCTTAGCCCGTAATAGGCACGGACGGTGTTAACCATCGTGCGCAGTTCTGTCATGTGCGCCGCTTTGATTTTAGCCAGCCCACCAGACTCAATCGTGTCGGTAAAGATCGGCGCGGCATAGGTCGTATCACGTGTTACTGCGCTCGTTTCCAAGCCATGCACATCGGCAGCTTTGGCCGAGATTGATACGGTTCCGGCCGTTGCGTTACTGGTTCGACGCAGAATGACTTTAGCCCCCGCCGCCAGATTTGATGCACGTGAGGCCGTGTAGCCATCAGCCGTTATCACCTGCATATGTGATTCTGGATCTGCGCCAAGCGTTACCAAAAACCGCGGCCGGCTGTTGTGTATCGTTTTATCTGTCTGCGGATAATTGATAGTCAGATCGCCCGGCGCGGTGTTTTTGCTGCACACGTTCGATTCTAAATAGTCTGATACACCGCCGGCAGAATCTACCGCCCGCGCCCGGTATTTGATATACGAGTTCTCGCCAAGAGATGGCGTATGCGTTGTGGCGTTATCAGATAGTGATACCCAAGTCCCCCATGCCACACCATCGGTTGACATGGCATAGTCCACATTATGGCTTAGAGGTTTTCCGTCCGGGTCAGTCGCGCCCGAGTAAACAAGCGAAATATAACCCGACACATACACGTCAGGTGAAGCCACAAAACTGGTCGGAGCGCTCGGGAGTCTGTTGTAGCGGATAGCGTTAGTCGCTTTCCACCCACTGTAATAGGACGCTCCAGCAGCACCACGTGTGCGGATTTGATATTTCCTGTAGTATCCACGAGTGCTCGGCAAGTCAACGGATGTCGACCCGCTTGTAGCCGCCGTTGTAACTGTTTTTAGTGCAGTCCACGCGCCCCAAATCGAGTTATCTGCGGATTCCGCGTATTGGATTTCATATCCTGTTATCGCGTTCGCCGCGCCAGCTCCCGCACCAGACCACGTTAAAGTCGGGGCTGTTTCTGCCAAAGTTGGGGAAACGGACGCAGAGGACGGAGCGGAGCAGTTGGTATAAGCTGTATAGCCTATCGTGACTGTCTGCGGAGTATTTTTGACAAATATTTTACTCGCTTCGTTCAGCCCAAAAAAAGATATTGAAGCAATAGAATTGACATCAACAGACGTTCCGAAATTAAATTCCCAGATCGCCCCGCCGTAGTTGCTTGATGTAAATTTAATGTCGGTTCGGGTGACCTCTGCCAGTGTTGCACCGCCGCTGTCAAGCAACCTCGCCCTGACCTGATAGGTGTTTGAGTACGCATTGGTGGACATCAGCGATGAGGCTATAACCGAGTCGATTCGAGCGCCTGATATTGCGCTGCCGCCAGACAGGGCGACCGTTCGAGTATAATTAAGGGCTTGTGCCGCGCCAGCATCGCCGCTGTACATTGTGGTCGCCATGCTAACCTCCTTTAAGCGTAGTAACTGCCTACGAAATCAGCCAAGCGCGTAATCGTCCCGCTCAACGTCGTGCCGCTCAGCGTAAGCCGATACAAAGGCTCCTGCCGCTTGTCGCCCGCCGTACCAGTAATCAAGCTGTCCTGCTCCAGCGTCGGGTCAGTTGCCGCGCCCGACGCCGGTGTGCCTTTAATGACCTTGAGCACATGTGTATCGGATGTATCGCCGCCGCCAATGACGTATTCGGCTACAACCAAATCGTTTCGGTTAAATCCAGCCGTTCCGATATCGAGCGTCAGGTTGATAGGCGCATCAACCCGGAGCATGAAGCCCTGGTTGGAAAACACACCCGTATCAATGCTCACGGTGGTATCGTTCACGCGGGCACAGGCCAGTTGATTGTCGGCCTCGGTGATGCCCGATGTGCTTCCTAACAATGCCCGATAAATGGCCGCGTCATCGCCGGCGGTAATGTGAGCTGCGTCTGCCGTTTTGGTGTATAGAGTTATGCCCTTCTGACCCATTTATCTCACCCTCGTTTCTATCCGTATCTGTCCGGCGCTGATGGTTGCAATTTTCCCCACGACAGCCGCGGATGCGCTCATTCCAGTTAGTCTGTCCCTGACCCCTACGATGTCGCCAAGTTTTAATTCCAACCCATCCACACTCGGGTCCATTTCGATCTGGTTCAATGGGGATAGTTCTTTTAGGCGCTTTTTCGCTCCGCTTTCCAATTCGTCGGATGTAGCGTTAGAGTATTCGTATGTCACTACCAGATCGTCTTTTGTTCCGGCCCATGAGGGCGCAGTAGTGGTTAATGTTCCGTTTGCCAGCCTGTAAACGTGTATCACTTCGCGGGCGGTTAGTTCCCCAGCCCCCAAAGCGATAACGTGGTTATAACGGTCATATCCGCCCATTGTAGTGACCATATCCACGCCATAATCCTGTGATAGGTCAATGGACGCGGAATAATCAACCACGGAACGAACTGACAGATTTACTTTTTTTGTCGCTTGGTCGAACTCAATTTCAAGCGCCCCGCCCGCTTCGCCTAACATTTGCTCGATACCCAACAGCAGGTTGGTGTATCTAAACTGTCTGCTGACGGTGATGCCGCTGTCGGATGTACTGACCGTAAACAACGTTCCAAGTGCATCATCCAGCAGCCCTTCAATGGCCGCGTTGGCTTCGCCCGAAACAATTCGATACGCTTCGCCCGTGGGTGGTTCAATCACTTTTCGAAACAACATCCCCCGCCACGTCACGCCCGACACGGTTATCTGCTGCCGCTTTGTACTGTGGACTATCGTTTCGACCAGCCCACCGAACTCCATACCAGGTGAATAGATGTAATGCCCGGCCAGTATCGGGTCAGATTCCCACACCTTATCCGATACAGTCAGCGAAAAACTGTTGCGATGTATATCCGCATCGGTTTCCTGTGTTACTTCCGCATCAAATTGGTCGATTTCCTGCACATAACCGATTTCGGCCAGAGTTGCATCAGCGTGAATTAGATCCATGACGGTTCGCTCCTTTGCGTTATGACGCTAATGTCAAACGTGAAGTCACCCGTGTAAATCACCGTGTTCGACCCCGGTTGAATCGGCGCGAATATGTCATTGTTCTTGTCGCGGTAATCAAACAGGTTAATTCTGGTTGCCGCCGCGTCCAGTGAATAAATAGTGCGCGTCAGTTGGTCAACAATGATGCGCTGCCCGGTGCTTATCGTAGCGCCCACAGCGTAAACCTTCCCGCCAATCGTGATGGAAGGATTCACCGCCGCGTCGTATATCGTGATCCGCATCGGGCATGGCGCGTAATGAGCGTTGATAATCACGCCGCTGGACGTGGACGCGATATAACGATAGTCATAGCGCCCATTGTATCGTTTCGCCCCGACAACCGCCTCAGGAGCGCCAGCCAAAAACCTTTGAGTTGTTTCGACGTGCCAGAATGGTTCCGTGACGACTATTTTCAATTCCTTGCTGACCCAATTCTGACGCCGCGCGTAAACCGATATGGCACTGGATGTAGCGAGGTAGCAAGTCAGGTATTGGTTGCCGAGATACAGTTTGCCCGGCGTGTGGTTGAGTATGTCAGGTTCCGTTAAGGCCATCAGGGCCGATGCGTTTGAATTGAACTCGGCCGGCGTACCCCCTTTGATGCCGACTATAATTGTTTTCTCCTGCACCGGCCTGGAGAAAGTGACCCGCCCGCCAAATCCTGACGGGCGGTTGGTTGCCGTGTAATCCCACTCAAAGTTACGGAGATCGCTTGCTCCTACCAGATAATTTCCCGCGTTCAGCACGATTTCAGCGCCGTTTGAGTTGGCATACTTGATTATCATGCGTACGCCCTCCTAACGGCTCTGCCAAATTCCCGGTCATTCAGTACAATGATCTGGTCGCCCATCGCCTCGCGGATTGCATCAATCAGCGATGTCCTTTCGTCGGCGGGCCGACTGTTTACCACGTCGCTGAAACTGCGCGTCACGTCCATCATGACATTGCTGTGCACAGCGGACGGAACGAGGTTTGACATTGCCGCATCGACCATGCCCGCGTTGTCCAATATGCCTTTAGCAAGTCCTTGAACCATCGGCTTTCCGATCATGTTTGCCATAACCCTTGAGGGCGATTTTATGCCGAGCAAGTCGCCCAACCATCCAAGCGCGTCCTCAATCCAACCTTTAAGCTTATCCCATAACCACTGTGTTGACGATTTGATTCCTTCCCACAGCCCTTTGACCAAGTTGATGCCGACATTGCTGATTTCGCCAAGCCCGGCCATCAACCCGCCGACAATAGCGGAAATTATCTGCGGGAGCGCCCTGACCAGCTCGGGGATCGCCTCGATGATGCCCTTAATGATCGAGCTAAGAATCTCTCCGCCAGATTTGATAATCTCGGGTAATTTCTGGGCAAGTGTTTGGACGATTGTTACTATGAGTTTCGGGACCATCCGGGCAAGTTCTGGGATTTTATCAACAATACCCTTGATAAGGGCCAGCAGAATTTTAATACCTGCGTCGATGATTTCCGGGAGCATGTCAATCAGTTTTCCGGATAGCGTTAATACTGCGTCAATGGCGACGGGTATCAGTTTTGGGATGCTGTCTAAAAGCCCGTCCAGAAGTCCGTCAAACAATGAAACAGCTGCGTCCAGTATCTCAGGCAGGTTATCCACCAGAGTGTTGGCGAACAGCATCACGGCATCCACGGCGACGGGAATCAGGGTGGGTAACATTCCAACAATCCCGTTAAGTGTTTCCGTGAATAGTCTGGACGCAACCTCGATGAACATCGGGAGCATCGCGCCAATTTGGGTAACAATGGTTCCAACGGCAGGCGGCAAAGCGGCTATTAGGTTTTCGACAATCGGAACAATGTTGGTTACAACAGCCTGGAATGAAGTCACCACGCCATTCACCAATGCCGACATATCCGCGTTGGTATTGCCAAGCCCGGCCACGAATGATTCAGCGGACGCCTTGAGCATCCCCAAAGAACCCGTAACGGTTTGGGTAGACTCTCTCGCAAAGTTACCGGCATACTGCGTCGTGTTCTCAAGGAACATTTTCATCGCCAGTTCAGCTTTTTCGGCCTGAGTAGCGGTAGCGAATGTGAAGTCAAGCCCTTGAGCCAGAGCGTACGCCTCGATGCTCGTTGCGTTCATGGACACGCCGAGGTTGTCCATCATCGTGAAGTTGCCTTTGGCCGCGCCTGCTACGGATTCCATCGCCACAGACATATCAATACCCATAACGGACGCCATATCAGCGGCCCGCTGCATGGCCTGAGTGGTCATGTCAAGGCTTTTCTGCTGAGAAATACCAGAGCCTTGAAACAAAGCGCCCATCTTGTTAGCGGTCGCCAGATATTGAGATTGAGATACGCCGAGATTCTTATACGCCTCTTCGCCTGATTTCTGGATTGCCGCAGCGTATTCACCGAAAACAGCCTCCGAGCCGCCGAGGTTTTGCTCAAGTTCACCGAAAGACTTGACAACTTCCTTGCCGAGTTTCACAGCCATTGCCCCGGCCGCAACGGCAACCGTTCCCACGGCCGCGGCGGCGGTCTTGGCGGCGGCGGCAAACCCTTTCCCGAGCGTATCGCCCACCTTTTTGAGTGTGTCACCCCATTTGCTTGTTTTCTTCTCGGCGTCTTCGGTTTCTTTGCCGAGGTCTTCAACGGCTTGCTCGTTCGCGTCAAGCTCTTTCCCCATCCGAGCAAGAGCGGCCTCGGCGTTGTTCAGCTTGACGCGATAGGCGTCTGTCTTTTTATCCGTTTCGCCATAAGCGTCTGCGGAGTCCTTTACAGCTTTACGGAGCGCTTCAACAATGACTTTTTGCTGTTCGATTTCTTTGCGAAGGATACTCCCGCGCTGAGTCAGCCCGTCCATCGACCTTGCGTTGTCGCCGAATTGCGCTGTGTTCAATTTCAGTTCTGAGCCGAGTACCTTCATGGCGTTGTAGGCTTCGCTCATGCCCGCCTTGAATTGTTTTTCACCGTCCAGCGCCAGTGTGGTTTTAATCTCTCGGGCCGCCATCGCTCTCAGCTCCCTTCTTGAATGTTATGCCGTGCATCTGTGCGTCATAGTCACGTTTCCACAGATACAGATCGATTAGTTTGCCGGGATTCGACAGCCACGCTTCTTGTTCCGTCAAGCCGCACATCATCCCCCATAGGACAAGGCGGAGAGGCTCTACACCTCTCCGCTGTCCGCGTTTTTTTCCAATTCCTCCAGAACCACATCAACCGGGCCTTCCTCGGATTCGTGATACGTTCCATTTCCGATTGCGATAGCCGCCATAGCCTCGCTTAACATCCCCTGCCAGTCCTTTGGCATGGTATAAAGGGCCACCCATTCGGGCGTGATAAGGTCTGGATTATTCGGTTTGGTGTTGCCTGTATCGAGCATGATGCCTTGATTGCAGAGCAAACTGACAAGCCAAGGAACAATGCGGGCCGCTTCTTTCTGGTTGGCGTCCAGCTTGTCGGCCATGCCAGAAACATCGCCGTACTTGTCGTACACTTCAAGCATCGCCGCCGATGTGTAGACCATGTTATAGGTCTTGCCGTTTAGTTCGATTGGCCTCCCTTTTGCGTTCATGCCATTCTCCTATCAGGTGATCCCGGCGATGCCGTTCAGGTATGCCTTAGCCTGCGCTTCGGTGGAGAAAATCTGCATCTTGCGGAACTTGAACACTCCGCTGCCGTCCAAATCCTTGCCGTAAATCTTGCCGTTCAGGGTCGGCGTCTGCCACTCGATGTTTTCGCCGCGAGACTTGGCGGTTTCATCGTCAAGTGTGAATTGCACATCGTGAATCCAATAGGCTTCATAGTTTTGAGTTCCGTTGTTCCTCAAGACTTTGATGTAGCCAAACCCGCCGTGCGGGGCCGTTGCGTCAGAATCTTCATAGGTTAACGGGGTGCCGCTCCCAGTCATGCCGAGCATTGAAGCCCGGAGAGCCGCAGACATATGATCGTATCCAAAGGTGATTTCACCAGATACGATTGAGTTATCTTGTTCAACGGGCACATCATCGCCGTACAGAACATTGGTATTACGGTTCCACTTGATGTTGGCTTCCATAGCGTGATCGCCTGTTACTGCCGTTCCATACACAATCGCCGCACCGTCGCCGCCCGATACATAGGGCGCCCAGACCGGGTATCTAAGTCCAATTGTTGCCATTGTTATTATCCTTTCAAATGTTCGTCCCAAATTTTGCCCATAGCTTCCATGACAGGTTCGCCAGATGCCTTGTCTGCATCATCAATCCAGTGTGTTGCCGGTATGCCCGGACCTTTGCGCTTGTCGCTTTTTTTGCGTTTGCGCACAGCGTTTTCTGATGTCGACCCTTGCGTTCCATAATTGAGGATGAAGGCTTTCTCGGCGTTCCTGACGCCTTTTCGGTCTTTGCCTTGAGGGTAAATGTCGATGCTGCGTATTCCGCCTGCCGTTTTAGGTTGTCGGGGAAAACCTATGCTCTCAATCATGTCGCCCGTGTCCCGGAGCCGGTGCTTTTCTGCCGATTTTCGCCATTCTTCCTTGACCGCTTCGGCCCCGGCCATCAGCATCTTGTCGGCGGTTTCGCCGCTCAACTCTCCGAGCCGTTTCATATCGGCCAGCAGTTCATCAAAGCCGGTCGTGTCGAAACGTGCCATTACATCACCCCGTACCACGTCATCGAGTAGTGGCCGACATCAGGATCAGGGACATCGAGCTCATCTGTTGCGTTGAATCCGATGCCCTCAAGAGCGGTGATTACCAACTCCTTTAGCGCCAGATATGATGTGTCTGACCAAATTTCAACGTACACGGTGTATTCTTTTTCGGTTGATTTATCAGACGCGTAAACGGTTCTTCCGGTTCGTGTGGTAAAGGTGATGTATTGCGCGGGCGGTTCAGTTCCTTGCCATGTTCCGAGAAACACAGGCACGCCCACGCCGCCCAACGCGGTTTTGATGGTAGTTTGAATATCAGCCATTACATCACCGCCTTGCGCAGGTCAGTTCGACCCGCCCTAAGCCTTTTTGGTATGCCCGCTCAATGGTGTAAATCACTCCGTTCAGCTCAGCCTCGGTCGCGCCGTTCCAGTCATCAGCGTTGATAACCAGCACCAATTCAAGCCGTTTTCCTTTGGCGTCTGCTGCGTAGTATTCGGATTGTCTGACTGACTTCGTGTCGGCGTAAACCTCGACGGTTGAAACGGATTTAGACGGAAAACCGCCACTATCAGAAGTGACGGTTAGTGTCCTGAGCTTTACGATTTTATCCATCCTCATTCTGTCACCCCGTACCCCGTCGAGCGCCTCAGTTCATCCGCTTTCTCTTTATATTCCTCTGCACACTGTGCGGATTCTCCCGGTTCCATTGCGAAACGCCACCTTGCGTATCGTTTCACCGCGTCCAGAATATGGACATCGGTTTCGTCATTGACAACCGTGTCGGAAAGGCCGAGCCGAATCAAGTCGGCCCGGCACTCTTCCACGGTGTCCCACAGTTCGGTCGCGATTTCGGGGGCGGTCGTTGTCAGCCTAACCGCCCGCTTAATTTTGGCCAGATAGGCCGCGCTGACTGCCATCGGTCGCTCCTCCTTAAATGAACAGCAACAGTTGAAGCGCCTTCGCGCCGTCCAGATCGCCGTGCGGGTCAAAGAAGTTCTTGGCGAGATCAGTGGAACTCACGCTGAACGTTCCGTTCGTGCTGAAGTCCACCACGCCGTTGAATTTTTCGAGGTAGAAAGGCGCTTCTGCCAGTTTAAGCGGCAAGCCAAGCGCCTCATTCCAGCCAGCGTCCCAGGTAATTCCTCCGTCGTCTTTCGGGTAGGTCACCGAAGTGACGGTCTTGAAGGCTTTGGCAGACGTTACAGCGTTCGTGGTACTGGTCGCTATGCTGTCAGTGATTGGATTATCTTCAATATCCGTACCAACAACGGTGATATTCCCCGCGTCAGCGGACGCGCTGGGCGTGAAAGTCAGTTGCCTCGCCTGGGGTGGCTGGGCAATCATAGTCGTGTAGGTCTTTGCGTCCGTGGTGTGGGTTGCCGAATCATCCAACAATCCGTCCGCGTCCAGGTCGGCCGCCTCCGCGGCGGTCAGGTTCAGGGCGAGCACCGGCCTCAACTCATCCAAGAGCAGGCCGGACACGTCGCACGTTGCTTTTCCAGGATAGCGTCCCATTTTTCTACCTCCTTACGCCTGGATGTTGGCAGCGACCTTGACGATGCAGCCAGCCGCGGCGGGGGCGCAATCAAACACGGCCCAGCCGAGGAAATCCCAGGCGTTGGCGGCCAGGTTGCGCTGCTTCTCCACCTTGATGTCGCTGGACAGGTTGCCGACCATGCCGCGCTTGAAGTCACCGAAGAAAATGGTGCCGGCGGTGACGTAGTTGGAGAACACGACCGGGTAGCCCCTGACGTAGAAGTTGCGGCCGTCTCGCTCGACCACCGGCAGGTTGTTTGCGTCGGTCAGGTTCACCACGTTGGTGTAGAAGGTCTTTTTGCTCATGACGAACTTGCTGTCGCGGTCGTACTTCGCGGGCAGCAGGCCAATCGCGGCGTCCAGGTCCTTCACGGCCAGCGCGTCATTGGAAGTTCCGCCGGTCCAGTCCACGCCGGTGCCGTCGGACACGTCCCATGTGTCGACGTACTTCTCGATGCCCTTCGGGTCGCCGGAACCGTCACCGTTGACGATGAAGTCCTCAATCTTGTTGCCGATGGCGTCGGCCAGTTTGCGGGTCAGCCAATCCTCAAACGCGGACACAGCCTGCTGGGCCAGGTCAGCGCCCAGGCGGATGAAGGCGTTCATGTTGTAGCCGGCCAGGGTCACCTGACGCAGCACAGCGGTGGACTCGGTCACGGTTCCGCCGGCGGCCTCGCGGGTCGCACCTGGCGCGGTGACTTCCACAGCAATGTTGATGCTTCCGGGCATCCTGAACAGTTCAATTTCATTCAGCAGCGGGACGGTGTCCACCAGGATCTCGACGACCTTGTTCGCGGTCGCTTCGGGCAGCGCGGAGGTGCCGCCAGTCAAGGCGCGCTTCTCCACCTCGTTGAGTTCCTTGCCCTGCAGGTTCTTCAGCCACGCGCTGCGGTATTCCTCGCTGGAACGGTCCAGCATCTTTTCAACTTCCATTTTCTTTTCTTCCTTCCTTGCCTCAATGATTTTTTCGGGCGCCTTGCCCTCGTTCAGTTCCAGCGTAGTCTTTTTTCGCTGCTCCAGGTCAACCAGTTCGGCCTTGCGGGTGAGCAGGCCCTTCTTTTCCTCGGCGGCCTTTTCCACCGCCTCGGCTTCGGTCGCCTCGCGGACTTCCACGTCCAGCGCGGCCAGCCTCTCCTCCACCTGCTGGAGGTTCATTTCATCCAAAGTCATTTAGTTCACTCCCAGGTAAAAGTATTTCGCCTTGGTCAGTTCAAGTTCTCTCTGCCGCCGCGCCAACTCCTGACGCTCCGCTTCGATCACTCCGTCGAAGTAGGACCGGGCAGATATTTCCGTCCCGGGATTAGCCGGGATTGAAACCGCTGATACGTCGTAAACCTTGCGGATGCGCTTGATGACGCGCGTCCGGTTCGACTTGTCGTATTCGTCCTTGTCCACGGTGAAGGCCCAGGACATCTGGGTAATCAGCCCGCTGGTAATATCCTCGTGCAGTTCACGCGCCGCACTGGAGCGGCTCAAATCAGCATAGGTAAACAGCCCGTGGTCGTCCGGCTCGATGCCCAGCGTCCTGTTGCTGGTCCGCGCCCGGACACGTCCCTGATGGTCCAACTGCATGATGACGTCGCTGACATCCGCCCCGTCCAGGGCGCCGCGGTCAATCACCTCGAAGTATTTGTTGCCCTCGCTCTCAAACAGGACATACGGATCATTGAACGTGGTCGCATATCCCTCAACATAAAAATCCGTCTGGATGCGTTTCTGCTCAGACGGCTTCATCAGGGACATGGCACGATATTCTCTATTCGGTTTGACTGGCATCTTCCTCACCTTTCTCCGGCTCCTTGTCCGGCTCTTTTAATTCTGCCTCGCCTTTAGGGTCCTGCCAGAACAAAGGCTCGTCGCCCCAGGGCACCGGCGGAAGGTTCAGAATCGCCCGGAGCTCATTGGGAAGCATGGTTTTTCTGTCCACAAGCTGTATTAGCTTCAGTTTATTGTCCATCGACATGTACTGCATCCGGCTCGATTCAAACACAACCTCGTTGCCGAAGCCCCGCTGCCGGTCGGTGTACACCTTATACGTCAATTCCAGCCCGAGCGCGATCAGGAACGGCTCAACCGCGCTGTCGTAGAACGCTTCCCAGGCGTCTCCGAACAGTTTGCCTTGGATAGCATCCTCGCTGACACCAAAGTAGCGGTAAATGTTCTCCCGAAGCTGCCCGACATGCTCGTAGGTGGCGATCTCCGGCTTCACGTCCACAGGCTTGAAATCGACCGTGCTGTCCAGCATCGCGATGCCGCTGCTGTTCTCCAGGCTCAGGTAGTCCGCCACGAAGCGGTCTTTCTGCCGCTTGATGTCATCATCGCTGAGCATCGCCTTGGTGCTCTTCAGGATGCCGCGCAGGTTCGCGGTCGACTTGATGGCGTTGGCCATGCCCTGGCCTGTGGTGTCCAGCAGCTGCAGGCTGGTCGTGATGGCGTGGTTGCTGTCGCCGAAGATGTCAGACTCGTTGTAGTGCTTCCGCAGCACCAGCAGGTCATCCCACCCGGCCGTCAGTTTCTGGCCGCCCGCGAACTGAAATCGGATGTACAGCCTGCCGCCGTTCTCCACGGCTTCCGCCGGGCAGTTCGGCACCGGGTACATCGAAATCGCCCGCCCCCGCTCGTCCCGGTTGATGTAGACAAAAACCGTGTTGTTCACCTCGTACAATGTCCGGCACTTATACAGAAAATCCTTGCCGTTCATGTACAGGTTCGGCCGCACCCGCAGCAGGCGCTCCAGCGCCGGGTCCTGCCGCGCCACCGCGTTGGCCTTGCTGGTGTGCTCCGCCAGCGTGTGGACACAAGCCCGGGCCACATCGTTCCCGTACACCCCGCCCTGGAACGGATAGAAGTGGCTGTTGTACGTCCCGATCTCCCGCCAGGTCGTTCCGGTCCTGTCCTTCCGACCGCCGAATAATGCGGCGATTGCACCTCTGAAATTCATGTTGATACACTCACCTCACATAATTCGTAAAATCGGTCTCGTGGTTGCAGTAGCACACAAACGCATTCAACAGGCTCACCATGCCGTCGATGCGGCGCGTGGAAGAGGTTTTGACTGGCTGAATCGTGTTGATACCGTCCCGGTTCAGCGTCTTGACGCCCGTATTCAGAAGGCACCAGCGCAGGATGGGGTTGTTGTCATAGACGACCTTCTTCTCCTCGAACAGGCCGGCCAAGCGCTTCATCGGGTAATTCCATGTGAAGGGTCCCTGGGCAATCTTCTCCATGTCCGCGAACCCCGCCTCCTTCATGTCCTCAACCCAGTAGCCTGCCAGCGCCCGGTCGTACCCGACCCAAAGCGGCCTGATGTCATGGCGCTCCACCATCTCCACAAACCACCGCGTCACCTGGGAGTAGTCCACCGTCGCTCCTTCGCAAATGGTCAGCCAGCCCTGTTCCGACCACAGCCGGTACGGCGCTTCCCGGGCGTTTGACTGCTCCGTGGCGTCCACCCGCGCCTGCGGAAGGAAATACTGCTGCCGGACATAGAAATGCTCGTCGTTCGGCTTTCTGATGATGACGGTCGCGCAGGTCAGGTCGGTCGTTGCGCTGAGGTCGCACCCGCCGACGCAGTAAGAGCGCTTCAGGTATTCCGGGTCCGCCACGGCGTCGTTCACAATCACGTCATAGGGCAGCCACGCCGCGGCGCTGTTCTCCGGCACGTTGAAGTCCTTGGTCAGCACCGTCTGCAGGAAGGTCGGGTCGCGCTTGGCCTTTTCCACATTCTCCGCCAGCGTCGCCATGCTCTTGATGCGGCCCAGCCCCGGGTTGGCCTTGCCCCAGCACTTGGGGTCACTCCATTCGTCCCGGCTGTCCAGTTCATACAGGAGCGGCAGCAGGCGGTAGTCCTCAAACCCGGGCTCCCACAAGGCCACCTTGCTGCAGTAGTCATACTTGGCATCAAAAAAAGCCTCGCGCACAAAGCCGTTGGTCGAAATCAGCCACGCCAGCGGCTGCTCGCGGGCGGCTTGGCTCTGGACCATCACGTCATAAATCTTGCTGTCCCGCGCCTCATGGAACTCGTCCTGGCTGAAGAAGTGCGCGTTCAGGCCGTCCATTGTAGACGTGTCTGATGCAATCGCCTTGATGAAGCTGAATAATTCCGGAAAGTAAATATCACTCTGCCGCTTGCGCGTGTACTTCTTCAGATCGTTCGATTGCGCCCGCATATTGACCGCTTCATTAAAGATTAGCTTAGCCTGATCCAGTTTATTAGACGTACAGTAGATTTCAGCGCCGCCTTCTTCATCGGCCATCAACATGTACCATTCAATCGCGGCCGTTTCGCTTGACTTCCCGCACTTACGCCCGCGGATGTCCACAACCTCGCGGAAGCGCCGTTTGCGTGTCGCGGTTTCTATCCACCCGAACGCAAGCTGTATCTTTGCCTTCTGGAACAATTCCAATTTGAACCGCTTGCCGGCCCACCGCCCCTTTGAGTGCCGGCACACACTTTCGATGAACCGAATCGGATGCTCGCCAACGGATTCGAAGAACTCAAAGCCACCCGGTGGGCTGTCCATCCACGCCACCTCGCGCTCGTACACCGCCCGCACCTTGGCACTAACCACCTCATCTCCCCGGCGGATCGCGTCCAGGTATTCCTTGCAGTAATTCACTCGTCATCGTTTCCCCACTTGCCTTTTCGCAGGAATGACAGCAGGTCGCTCCCACCATCTTCGTCCTCTTTGCGAAGCGTGGTAATGATCTTCATTAGCGTCTGGACGGTCTGATTGGCGGCCGTGCTTGTCCGGTTGTATTCAGCGATGGCCGGGTGCGTGTAGACGTTTCCGCGACCCTTGATGTATTCCTTCGTGACCAGCGTTCCCTCGGAGCGGATAGTCTTTTCAAGGTCGGTCAGGATGTTTATTTGCACCTGATACCGCTTGAATGTGGTGATAAAAAAGAAGTTCTGCTCCACGCCGTGCTGGGCCGCTATCTTTAGGATTTCCTCGGCCTGTTCGCGCAGGTCGAGCGGTTTCTTTATTTCGCTCATATCTCCCTCACATTCGCATGATGCCGCGCTTTGCGTTCCTGACCTCTGCGCTCATCTGCTTTGTCCTGATATACTCCCGCTCAACCTCGATGTATGGCTTCATCTTGTACGCCTGATGCGAGTAAACAATCGCTGTGCGCTCGTTCTCGTTCCAGACCTCTACCCGCTTACCCTTGCAGAGTTGAGCGGTTGCCTTCCTTGCGGATGAGGTGACAAGTTCGGGCTTGCGGGTCTTGGTGTCCATGACAAGGAAGGTGTTATACTTCGCCATTCAGCACCGCCCCGGCTTATGTCCGTCTATCTGTTTGCTCAATGTCGCATCCTTTCGTATGTCTGGGAAAATCCAAAAAACTTACGTTATCTTCGGTCAGTATCAGCGAGGAACCATCACGGGCGGCGTTGCCTTAACATTTGTGTAACATCTACGGGGGGATTGCCCTATCCCATCACTACCTGCCCATCTTCGCCAAACACGTACCCGTCCGCCACGTCCCCCTGCGAACGGTGCCGCTTGATGTGGCAATCGTGGCAGAGGCTAATGAGATTGTCCGGCCCAATAGTTACGTTATAGTCTGTGATGTTACGCTGTGTTATCTCGACCAGATGATGAACCATGTCAGCCCGGCCGCCACAGTCAGCGCATGAGTAGTTATCCCTGCGGAGTATCTCTCTGCGTGTACGCTGCCAGAGCGCTGAGTCATAGAATGGTTTGGCGAACGTTTGTGCCACTCAAACCACCGCCTCGAACCTGTACCGTGTGCCGCACAGAAGCAGCTTGTTAGCACCTGCCTCTGCGGGCGGGGTGAGCATTTTGTCAACTGGGTAACCCACATAATCCAGCCATGCTCCAGCGCACATCGTCAGCGTTGGTCTGCGTGTCACCCGCTTGTTCTGCACATCGACCACCAGTTTTGACCCGCGCAGACAGTAAGGGCGATGTGTGTGCCCGTGAATGAACACATCCACGCCGTCCATGCTGTTCATGAAC